ATGTTGATACCGGCAGCCAGATTCGGCGTAGCCGAACTGGCCTCATCCAGCAGGAACACACCGCCATTCTCCCAAGCCTCCCTAAAGGGAGTCCGAACAACTTGACCATTGGCATCGGTGTAACCGAAGAACGAAACCTCAGTCATCTGAGCAGTCACAGACTTGCCGTAGAACGGCAACCCCAAAGCCTCAGCAATCTGGATGGCAAGAGTAGTCTTGCCAGTCCCAGCCTCTCCGTGCAGCCACGTTGTGATTCCAGCCCTGATTCGGTTGAGAACCTTGCCGAAATCCTTGTGCTTGCCGTCATAGACGGCAACCGGCTCCGGTTCGGAAACCGGGGACGGCACCGAAGGTGCCGGAACATGACCAACAAGAACTGCGTTCTTGATAGCAGCCGACAGTTCCTCATTGGTGGATGACTTCGGCATCCCCAATCGAAGATTGGCAGCAGCACGACGAAGTTCCTGCCGAGACAAGTCTCGGAGAGGAACCCACTGACACTCAGAAGCCGGAACCGGCTTCAAAGAAGCCGACACCGACACCGACACGATAACTTTGTTATCGCCGTCAAAATCTTGGGTCACCTCAGTGACCCAACGGGAAGGGATAGCACCCATGATTACCTCCAGTAATCGTTTGTGGTTGATTGGGTTTCACCACCGAAGGTGGTGAGTGGTGGAAGCGGAATCGAACCGTCAACGAACCCCAACAGGGTTCGGCACTGCCTGTGCCCACCGAACTGTGTACGTTCCAATCGTGCCGTTCGGACCAGTCGGCTAACTATTCTAGCCTTAGCAATCGTCGCCATCCAATCGAAGAGTGGACCCAAAGCCGGCTGCCACGCCGACTAAGTTGCGGTGGCTGAAAGCCACCTCAGCCACCCTAATCCAATCAACGACCTTCGGTCGAACGAAAGTCCTACGGACTTGGCTCCCAGAGTCTACCGACCAAAGGTCGGGCTACTACGGAACTTCACCGCAGAGAGAACCTAGTACCTAGGTTCCTCAAGCGCCATTTTCAGGCCCCTCGGCTTACCTTCGGTAACCGCTGTTCTCTCACCTACAGAATCGTGCTCCCAACTGCTTCTGAGTCATTCGATTAGACTCCACGCTGGGCGGACTGCTTGTGCCGTTTAGCGACTGGACTGGACCGGTCGTCGCCGACTGACCAACACCATAGCAGCCCCAAACCAGCCGAAGGCTGAATACCCCATAGCAGCCAAGTTACTTACACCGAAGGTGTATCGCTGCCCGATCGGTGGCCACCTTCGGTGATTGGTGGGCCGGTCGGTCTTGGCGGAGCGGCGCATGTCCAGCCGCACATCCGGACGGACTCAACCCGTCGCCGGTGACACCCGGGGGGGCACACGGGGGGGTGCGCCCGCTCATGTGTGTACTATACTTATTGTTCAGGGACAGAGCGTAATGTTTTGATACCCCCCGGCTTGTGTTTGCTGGGAGTCCCGTGCGGTTTATAGTGTGTTGTTTTGTACCGCTTGTTTTACGTTGTGTAAAGCGATGGAGATGATTGTCCAGAATGTCAGGTTGATTCCGATGATTGCGCCTAGCACGTAGGCCATTGTGTTTCTGATGTCTGTTATGGTGACGGGTTTGTTTACCATTTGGTTTTGTCTGCCCAGTAGGCGGCACTCATTTTGCCTTTGGAGATGTTTTTGGCGTGGCGGGCTTTGAATGATTTGCGGCGTGCCGCATGTGATGCGGATTCGCCTGCACGTTTGGGGGAGCCTTTGACGCCTTGTTGTCCGAATCGGATCGTTTTGATTTGGTCGCCTTGTTTGGCGACGACAACGTGCGATTTGGTGGGATGATTCGGGGTGCGCCTCGGCTTGTTGAAGCCGGATACTCCGGCACGCTTCAGTCGGGGGTCAGGTTTTTGCGGCATTACTTGTGTGTTTTGCCTTTCATCCATTTGCCGTTCGGCATCTTGTGATGCCAAACACCGTTGATCTTCTTGACAGCAGGCTTCGCAACCTTCTTCGCAGGTTGCTTGCCAGAACCATACTTCATGTGTCGCTCCCTGTGGTCGCTATGGTAATGGAACAACCGCCCTGTGGGGGGCGGTTGTTACTATATCACTCTATATAAAAGCCCCCAGCGTTCTAGAGAAAACCTGCGATTTCTGTGATATATCTGAACAAACGATGGGGGTATCTGTAAAACAGATGGGGCACTAGGGGGTTCTAGAACGAACCTTCCTAGGGTGATGGCTGAGAAAACACAAATGTTGGATGTCCGGCAGGAACAGTATTTGAACTGGTTGCTGGCACCTGCACATGAACGCACACCCCCAACCCAAGCCCAGTTCGCTGAGCAGTTGGGTGTTGACCCGACCACTCTCAGACGGTGGGAGAAGAAAGAATATTTCAAAAAGGAATGGGAACGTCGGGTCAACGATCTTCAAGGATCACCGGAACGCACCCAACGGCTGTTGGATGCGTTGTACGACAAAGCAATCGGCGGTGACACCAGAGCAGCCAACCTGTATCTTCAGGCAACCCACCGTCTGTTGCCACCCCCAGCGGCCACAAGCAGTAAGTCGATGGCGGACCTCAGTGATGACGAGTTGGATGCGTTGATTGCCAAAGTGGCGGAACGTGAGAAGAACAACCGTCAACTGAAAGCAATCTAGTTGTGGTCGCTATGGTATGATAGAGTGCGGTAATTGCGGAATGGAGTACCCGCCAACCGCCACAAGGTGGCGGTGCCCAGCGTGTGGCTACAAAGACACATGCTGTGATGGGGCTCCGGCGCATGGAAGATTAGAACGATCCACCTTTAGTAGTAGACCGAAACTTTCGGGAGATGATTATGTCGATTTCTAATTATGCTGAGAACAAACTGTTGGACACCATCGGCGGTGTTGCCTTTAGCGTGACCACCCCGTATGTTCAGTTGCATGTGGGTGATCCGGGTGAGGATGGGACTGCGAATGTGGCTACGGAGACGACCCGTCAGGCCGCAACGTTCGGTTCGGCTAGTTCGGGTTCGATGGCTACTACGGCGAACATTACTTGGACGAATGTGGCGGCTACGGAAACGGTGTCGCACTGGTCGGCATGGGATGCCGCCAGTGCCGGTAACTGTCTGTGGTACGGCGCTCTGACAAGTTCCGCTAGCCTTGAAGCGGGGGATACGTTCCAGATCACCAGCCTGACTTTGACGCTGGACTGAACGGATGGCTACTAACTTTCCTACCAGTCTTGACACGCTGACGAATCCGACTTCTTCGGATTCGCTCAGTTCGCCTAGCCATAGTGCGCAACATGCAAATGTGAACGATGCTGTTGAGGCCCTTCAGGCGAAGGTGGGTGCGGATTCTAGCGCTGTTGCTTCGTCGTTGGATTATAAGGTTGCCCAGTTGGAGGCGATTTCGCACGGCAAGATTTTGCAGGTTGTGTCCACCACTAAAACCGACACATTCTCGGCAAGTATCGCCGCCGGTAGTTCGTCAGCCGTCACCGGTCTGACTGTTGATATTGCGCCGTCGTCAACGTCGAACAAGGTGCTGATTCAAGTCATGTTGTCCGGTTCTACTCCCGTCGCCGACCGTGGCGGTGTGATTCTGACCCGTGGCGGTTCGGCTATCTCCGGTGCGATCGCAGACGCAGCCGGTTCCCGTGGTCAAGTGACAGGCGGTCTGTCGGACAGAGAGTACGATCCGAACACCTCAACGTTCGTGTACTTGGATTCTCCGGCTAGCACCTCAACACTCACCTACGGGGTCAGCCTGTTCTCAGTATACACCGGCACCAAGTACGTCAACCGAGGTCAGGACAACACTGACCTCACCAGCCGCTTCCGTGCCGTGTCCACCATCACCGTCATGGAGGTGTCAGGATGACCGATTACGCCGTCGTTTTGGCCGCTAATTATCCCGATGCTGAATGGACGTTGGACGGTGACACCTACGACGGTCTGACATGGCTCAGCGACACCCCAAAACCGACGCAAGCCGAGTTGGACACGGCATGGCCCGCTGTCCAACAGGCGCAGGCTGATGCTGTTGCCGCTAAGAAGGCCGCCCGTCAGTCTGCGATTGACAAGTTGGCGGCGTTGGGTTTGTCGGTCGATGAGATTTCAGCCGCATTCGGACTAGGAGATAACTGATGGCTACGAACTTTCCCACCAGTTTGGATTCGTTGACGAATCCAACCGCAACCGACACGCTTGATAGCCCGCCGCATGACACGCAACATGCGGACGCTAATGACGCTATTGAAGCGATCCAAGCGAAGGTCGGTGTTGACGGCTCTGCCGTCACCACCTCCCATGAGTATCGGATCAACTCTATTGAGGAGTTGAACACCAACGCACAGGTCGGCACCACCTACACGCTGGCGTTGACAGACGACGGCAAGGTTGTTGAGATGAACAACGCCTCAGCGAACACGCTGACCGTCCCGCCGAACTCCAGTGTTGCCTTTCCTGTCGGTGCCCAGATTCTGGTTTTGCAAACTGGTGCGGGCCAGACGACTGTGGCGGCTGGCGCTGGTGTGACGGTCAACTCTAAGGATGGGAATTTGAAGTTGTCTGCCCAGTGGTGTGCGGCCACGTTGATCAAACGTGCGACCGATAGTTGGGTGGTTGTTGGCGATTTGAGCGCCTGATGCGTATTTCTACTATTGCGGCAGTTTCTGGTTCTGGAGCGGTTTCCGTTCCTACGGAAACGTCGTTCCTTGTTATTGCTGGTGGTGGCGGTGCGGGTTATGGCGGTCAGTTGAACTGGGGGTCCGGTGGTGGTGCTGGCGGTTACCGGTCGGCGTGGAATGGCGAAACGTCTGGTGGTGGTGCCGCCGCCGAATCAACTGTTGCAATCACCGAAGGTGTGTCGTACACAGTGACGGTTGGTAGCGGTGGCGCAAGAGGTGTTTCTGGTGCTGGTAGCCCCGGCACTTCAAGCGTGTTCAGCAGTATTACTACGGTCGGTGGCGGTGGAGGTCTCCGCTACTACCCCAGTGGCGGTGCCGCCGCTCACCCCGGCGGTTCAGGTGGTGGCGCTCAGGCTGGTGACGGCCCACAGGGTGCCCGTGCTGGCGGCGCAGGAACAGCGGGTCAGGGGTACCCCGGCGGTTCCAACAACGGTTCCGGTGGGCCGGGAGGTTACTCCGGTGGCGGTGGTGGTGGTGCCGGTGGTGCTGGTGGTACTGGAAACGGTGCGGCTGGCGCTGGTGCGCCATCTACGATCACCGGCTCAA